AGAACCAGCAAACAATCTTATAACTCCAATAGGAGTAATAGATGATTGCAAGCCTTGAAAAGAACTACCTTTTGGGGAGTTAGTCGGTATCGAATTATAAGAAAAAGATCCAGCCAATTATTCTCCTATGTTTTTATAATGAAGTTTACAACTATTGATGGCGACATAATTCCAAACGCTGTTCCACTTCCAGTATTAGAATTTGTAACCGAATGTGTATGGTTAGCACTTTCATTTCCTGTGGTAGTTGAATGGGTATGATCAGCACTAATACCTCCAGTACTAGGTTGCCCCGAACTACTAGCTGTGGCTGAGTCCATTAAACCATAAGAACCCGATGTACCAGCAGTATGAGAAAAATAGTGTGTGTGGTCTGCACTTTGTCCACCGCTTGTGCCTGTGTGTGTATGATTGGCACTTTGTGTTCCTACTGTTGCTGTGTGAGTATGAGATGGGAGATTAGTTTCCGCTAATGTTGCTGTTTCTGCTCCCACATTTGATCCTAAAGTTCTAGCGGTTAAAGAAGCACCTGTTCCAACACCGATAGGGCATCTTCCACGCATATCTGGCAAAGTAAATGTGGAGTTAGAATTACCAACACCATAAGTAGTTCCGATAATCTTAAACAAATCACTATAAGCACTTCTGCTTACAGCATCGCCATTACAAATCAACCATCCGTTTGGTGCGGTAGAACCAGCAAACATTTCTATTATCCCAGTCGGAATAATTGGAGGTTTTACAGATTCAAACGAACTGCCTTTCGGAAGGTTGGTCGGTATCGTGTTGTAAGAAAAAGATCCAGCCAATTATTCTCCTATGTTTTTATAATGAAGTTTACAACTATTGATGGCGACATAATTCCAAACGCTGTTCCACTTCCAGTATTAGAATTCGCAACCGAATGTGTATGTGTGGCACTTCCAGTTCCGAATGTAGTTGCATGTGTATGATCGGCAGATGAACCGCCAGTTATTGGTGTTCCAGAACTACTTGCAGTAACTGAGTCTATAATACCGCTAGTAGCTCCAGTTGTTCCTATAGGTGTTCCATAACTGTGATAGTGATTAGCAGACACACCACCGCTTGTGCCTGTGTGTGTATGGGTGGCACTTTGTGTTCCAACTGTTGCTGTATGAGTGTGAGATGGGAGATTAGCTTCTGCTAATGTAGCTGTTTCCGCACCTACATTTGATCCTAAAGTCCTAGCTGTTAATCCAGTTCCAGTTCCAACACCGATAGGACATCTTCCACGCATATCTGGCAAAGTAAATGTGGTGTTTGAATTGCCAGCACCATAAGTCGTGCCTAAAATCTTAAACAAGTCACTATAAGCACTTCTGCTTACAGCATCGCCATTACATATCAACCATCCGTTTGGTGCGGTAGAACCAGCAAACATTTGTATGCTACCAGATGATATAAAAGTATCTTGAACTGCTTGAAACGCAGAACCTTTTGGAGAATTAGCTGGTATCATTCCATAGCTAAACGCTCCAGCCATTAGTAACTGCCTCCAAATGTAAATACTTGCAAAGCAGTCGTACTAGCAGTAGTAGTTACTGATACTGATGCATAAAGTTTGTATGTAGAAGGTAACACAAGAGGATTAGTAAATGTTATTGTAGTTGTAAATCCTGCTGTTGTAGTAGATGGAACTACTGCTGTAACTGCAATTTCATTATAAAGCTGTGCATTAGTACCATCCCATATCCATATACCAACCAAGTTAGCTGCTGTAGTTGCTGTCATAGAAGTAGAACAAGCATTTACTTGAATGCTGTCAACTCTACAACCATTAGTGGTTGTATTTAAAAGCTGTATAATATTAGCTCCAGCAAGAGATGCGGTTGCAGTCTTTCCTCTTGTTGTACAAGCTGTTTGTGCTGACATGTCTAAATATCCAATCAAAGGCGATTGAACGAAAATCGGTGTTGCTGTTACTGCCATAGTTATAAACCTCCAAAATTGTTAGATAAGAAAATACTACTTGCTGCTAATGGTGCAGAAGACCAACTAGGTGCTGCCGTTCCATTCGATTGTAAAACTTGACCAGCTGTTCCAGCAGCTAAGAAACTAGTTGATCCAGATCCAGTATTGTAAGGAATTTGCCCTGCGTCACCACCTAAAATGTTATTCGCAGCAAGCGTTTGATCAAGTAAAGAAACATCAGCTTCATTTTGGATTGCGTAAGTAACTTGCGAACCAGCTATTCCTTGTTTCCACTTAAGTCCATAAGTAACTGTCTGTACTGGCGATGATTTCGTAACAATTGTGTTGTCGCCTAACTGACCAGATGTTCCCAATCCCCATGACCACATGGTATTGTCAGTTTTGGTGCCAATCATATGTCCGTTGCCAGCAGAAACCTGTTTCCAAGTTGTGTCAAATGTTACTGTCTGAACTGGAGATGATTTCGAAACCGCTGTATTGTCACCCAGAGTTCCATTGGTTCCTTGACCCCAAGTCCACAAAGTACCATCTGTCTTTATACATGCTGTCATGCTATTGCCAGCGGAAACTTGTCTCCAGTTCGTTCCATAAGCAACCGTCTGTATAGGTGAGCTTCTAGAGCTTACTGTGTTTTCTCCAAGCTGACCAGAGGTGTTTATGCCCCAAGTCCAAAGTGTACCATCGTTCTTGACTGCTGCTGTGTAATAATAACCGCACGATATCTGAACCCAGTTCGAGCCGAATGCTGTTGTCTGAACAGGAGAACTTCTGTGAACTATGGTGTTGTCGCCAAGCTGTCCACTTGTATTTCTTCCCCAAGTCCACAAAGTGCCATCTGTCTTTGTAGCTGCACAATGGTATGAGCCAGAAGCCACATTTTTCCAGTTTGTTCCGAATGCAGTTGTCTGCACTGGTGAGCTTTTAAGTGCAACTGTATTATCGCCAAGCTGACCATAAATCGCATTGTCACCCCAAGTCCAAAGTGTGCCATCGTTCTTGACTGCTACTGTATGAGCAAATCCACTAGCACTCTGAAGCCAAGTTGTTCCGCCAGCAACAGTCTGAACTGGTGAGGATTTGCTTAAAATCGTATTGTCGCCAAGCTGACCACTTGTTCCTACTCCCCATGACCAGAGAGATCCATCTGATTTTATAGCAGTTGTTGTCAAGTTGTGATTAGAAACAGAAATCTGCTTCCAGTTTGTGCCAAACGCAGTTGTCTGGATTGGAGAAGACTTGCTTAATATTGTGTTGTCACCCAATTGACCGCTTGTTCCAAGACCAAAAGCCCACAATCTTGTGCTTGTAGAAAGGTAATCGCCAAGCTGACTTGCAGTTAATGCTCCACTTGCAGTACCAGCAGACCCTGTTGCACCTGTCTGTCCTGTTGCACCTGTCTGTCCTGTAAAACCAGTAGCACCAGTCTGTCCAGTAGCACCACTCGGAAGCGTTTGATCAATCAAAGAAACATCAGCTTCATTTTGGATAGCCATGGTAAAATTCAATCCAGCAACAGTCTGTTTCCAACTGTATCCATATGCAACTGTCTGTACTGGTGATGATTTAGCAACAATTGTATTATCGCCAAACTGTCCGTTGCCACCATTTCCCCAAGTCCATAAAGTTCCATCTGTTTTGGTTGCTGTTGTATGAGTATCACCACAAGAAACTTGTTTCCAGTTTGTGCCAAAGGAAACAGTTTGAACTGGCGATGATTTGCTTGCTGTTGTGTTGTCGCCAAGCTGACCACTTGTTCCTAATCCCCAAGTCCATAAAGTTCCATCTGTTTTTATACATGCCGTAAAAAACTTGCCAGCAGCAGCTTGAAGCCAATTCGTTCCGCCAGCAACAGTCTGAACAGGTGAGGATCTGCTTAAAATTGTGTTGTCGCCAAGCTGACCACTTGTTCCTAATCCCCAAGTCCACAATGTTCCATCATTTTTTACGGCTGCTGTATGATAATAACCAGCAGAAACCTGCTGCCAATTTGTGCCAAAGGTAATTGTTTGAACAGGTGAACTTCTTGATGTTCTTGTGTTATCTCCTAATTGTCCATTTCCGTTATATCCCCACATCCACAAGGTTCCATCTGTCTTTGTCGCTGCACAATGAGTAGCAGGTGCATTAGCATATCCATTACCGACAGAAACCATTTTCCAAGTTGTTCCTCCAGCAATCGTCTGTACTGGTGATGAAACATGTCCATTTGAAGCTCCGTTGGTTCCCAACTGTCCATTATTATTGCTTCCCCAAGTCCACAAAGTTCCATCTTGTTTTACTGCTGCTGTATTTCTGTATCCGCAAGAAACCTGTTTCCAATTTGTTCCAAAAGTAACAGTCTGAACAGGCGAGCTTCTTGGTGTACTTGTATTGTCGCCTAATGGACCATAAGCATTGCTACCCCAAGTCCATAAAGTGCCATCAGTTTTAATGCCAGCAGAATTTGTAGATCCGCTAGCACCAATCGCAGTTGCAATCTGTTTCCAGTTTGTGCCAAATGCGACTGTTTGTACTGGCGATGATTTGCTTGCTGCTGTGTTGTCGCCAAGCTGACCAATAGCATTATTGCCCCAAACCCACAATCTTGTGCTTGTGGAAAGATAATCTGCCAGTTGATATGTTGTCAATGAACCACTTGCACTTGTTCCAGTTGCACCAGTTTGTCCAGTTGCACCTGTAGAACTTGTACCAGTCTGACCTGTTGCACCTGTTTGTCCAGTTGCACCTGTAGAACTTGTACCAGTCTGTCCTGTTGCACCAGTTTGTCCAGTTGCACCTGTAGAACTTGTACCAGTCTGTCCTGTTGCACCAGTTTGTCCAGTTGCACCTGTAGAACTTGTACCAGTCTGTCCTGTTGCACCAGTTTGTCCAGTTGCACCTGTAGAAC